GTGGGATTGGATCACAGGCCAGTCCCACAACCGTTCTGTGACATGATCGACATTGCACTGCCAAAACGAGAATTGAAGCGGGTTGAGGGAGAGTAGACGAGGGAGGTGGCAGCTATGGGCGAGAAGTTTACCGCCCTCAAACGAGAACACCAGCGATTCATCAAGGCGTACATCGAGAAGGGGGACGCACAGTTGGCCGCCGAAGGCGCCGGACTCAAACCGGCCGCTGGATACCGTTTGCTGGACCATACCAAAATCCAAGAGGCTCTTGATGAGGTTCTCGAAGAGCAGAAGCTCACGCCGGACCAGGTGATGGTACGGCTCAAGCACGCCGCCTGTTCGGATATGGCGGACTACGAGGATTTCCTGATGGGCAAGATCACGCTCAAGGGACTACGAGATCGCGGCGTGCGAACGGATATCATCGAAAGCGTGGAGGTCCGACCTACGAAAAACGGCGTGGTTCGCAAGATCAAGCTGATGGACAAGCACAAGGCAACGGACCTGGTAACCAAGTGCCTTGGCATGCAGACCCAAACACACAAGCACGAACACACCCTGTCATTTGACCAGGCGATACGGCAACTTCAGGAAGCGGACCAGGACACGAGAATCATGGACGTCTCAACGCCAAGGTCGCTGCCCGATAGTGCCGTGGACGTTGACTACGAGCCTGCAGAGGGCCACCGCCGGCCGGTGGTAGCGGAGTCTGATGGAGAATAACGTCCAGCAGCTTGAGGTGCTTAAGAACCCTGTGGCATACGCCTCAGCATGGTGGCGTATTGTAGACAAGGCCGGGCGTCGAGTCCCGATCAAGCCGGCCGCAGCCCAGAAGTGCGTACAGTACACCATCAACGACATGCACAAGCGCGGGCTGCAGGCACGGATTCGAGTGCTCAAGAGCAGGCAGCAAGGGATATCAACATGGTGCCGGGTCATCATGATGCACGGGGCGATGACCTCGGAGGCAGGCGCCTCGATCAGCATCGCCGACAAGCAGGACCTTCCCCAGCAATGGTTGCGGTCGGCGTCCAAGTGGTACGACGAAACGCCGGATGTGCTCAAGCCGCGAATCCGAGCGTCCAACCTCAACGAGTTGTATTTCGACCAGATCGACAGCCGCTATTGGATCGGGAGCGATAAGGGCCAGACTCCTGGCATGGGTTACACGATTCGCAAGCTGCACTGCTCCGAGCTTGCAGACTGGCAGAATCGAAGCAAAATCATGGCCGATGTGATGCCGTCTGTCACGAAGGTTGACAAGTCGGCGGTCATCATCGAAGAGGGCACAGGAGGCGTCGAAGGCGACGAATGGTCCGACGCCTGGCATGCCGCGGACAAAGGAGAGTCGCTGGACGAGTTCGGCTTGGACGAGGGCACCGTGGCCATTTTCCTGCCCTCCTGCATCACGGCCGAATATGTGATGAACACGACCATCACGCCAGCAGACTACACAACCGACGAGCGTGATGCTGTTTCGCTGGCAAACGAATGGGCGAAGAACAACCCGACCTTTGCAAAGATCGCCGGGTTCAAAGGTCTTCGGCCCGAGCACATTCAGTTTCGCCGATGGACCATCCGCAATGAGTTCGATGGCGATGTTGACCTGTATCGCACGAAGTACCCACTGAGCCCGGTCGAGGCGTTTCTGCCCGTCGGGCGAATGGCCATCCCGGCGACAGCCATACGGCAGCATCAGAACACATGCCACCAAGGCAACAAGTATCGCCTCGACTGGGTTGGCGACAAGGTGGAGGCCGTACCATACGACGGCAGTGGCATACCGTGGACGATTTGGCATATGCCCACAGAGGGATGCGACTATACCATCGGTGGGGACGTCGCCGAAGGACTCCCCAGCAACCCACAAGACCCGCGGAGTGACCCTGACCGTTCTGTCGGTGCCGTTTTGAATCGACGCGCGATGCGGACAGACGCGGAAATGATCGGGCGGCCTGATGCGGACATCTTCGGAATGGAGCTGGTCAAGGCCGCGACCTTCTTCAACAAAGGCTGGATGACCCCGGAGGTCAACAACAACGGATGGGCGACCCTGGCGGTCTGCAAGGGCTACGAGAACCTGTATCAGCGTGAAGGCAGCGAAGAGTCGATCAACGAGCGGACGCTGCGGAAGTATGGCTGGAAGACGGGCGGTGGGAAAAGCGGGACTCGGAACCAGATGATCGATGACTGGATCGCCCTTGTCCGGCCCGACGACGTGCTGGGGTTCCAGGATTGCCCGGAAATCCTGTCTCCGACCCTGGCCCGGGAAGAAGCGACTTTCATTACAACAAAGAACGGAAAGCGCGAACACGCTCCAGGCTGTCACGATGACTGCCTGTTCGCGTGGATGATCGCCAACCAGCTTCATCAGCAGTGCCCACGACAGATTCGCGTTGGTCGCGTTCCAAGGCGCGCGTCCAAGACCAAGCTCTGTTATTCCGGCGGCCATGACCCATTGGCCGCACGATTGAACCGAGGCAACAAGGTGGCTCATGGCAATGTCGAAGTCTGACAAACTGGACAAGCTCAACAGCGACTTGACGGACATGTCGCGAGCGGCTTTCGACGTAACACGCGACTGGCTGAGTATGTGGCGAGATGGGCTCAACTACATCTACCACAACCAGCTTGAAGGTCACGAGAGGCGCCAGGGGTATGATCGCATCCAGATCAACCTGATCTACCCGACTGTGCAGCAGGAGATGGCGCTGATTATGCAGCGCAAGCCGATCATCATCGCAAGGCCGCAAGAAGAGTCTGATATCGAAGCGGCCCGCATGATGGAGAAACACCACCAGTGGCTTTGGAAGAACCAGCTTCGGATGAATTGGTTCCTGGCCAATGCCGTCTTGGATCAGAAAATCTTTGGCTATTCGATCTGGAAGTCATACTGGGAACCGAAAGCCTACTGGGACGAAGACGAACAACGATGGGTGGGCCAGGTTCGCAGGGCGTTGATCCATCCGCAGAACTTTGCTGTGGACCCGGAAGCGACCAGCCTCGACGACGCGGGGTACGTCGTTTGCCGAACACAACGCACGGTGGATGACGTGGTTCGACGCTACCCGAAATTCGCAGACGAGATCAAAGCGGCAGCACGAATGGCCGGGCAGGATCGAAGCGTGAACGCATCGCTGCAAGGCGCCGCCGATTACGGGCTCAGGGACACGGCCGACCCGTCGGATTCAACCCAGTACGACGAAGAGGCAATGAGTTCCGCCGCCCTGGATGCTGGCGAAGGGCGATTGGCTGGCTTGCTTCGCGGCCACAGCAGCGACAGGCAACCGGCAATGATGACCGACCCCCAGACGCACGAACAGACGCCTCGTTACGTGTGGGTGGAAGAGATCTACTTCCGGGATGACTCGGAAACGCATGAAAAGATCGAGGAAAAGGTTCCTGCCGACGAATTGGAAGCCTCCGGCGAAGCGGTGCGAGGCCCGTCGCTGATGATGTTCCGGCCAAACGGAGAGCCCTATCCGACCGATGAGTGGCCAACCCGCGTTGTTCGTGAGTATGACCGACCGCTCTACCCGTATGGCCGGTATGTGATTCGTGTTGGCGTCCCCGGGACCGAAGCCAAGAACTGGGTGATCCTCAACCCCAAAGAAGAGGATCAACGCTGGGGCTACAAGCGGTGGCCTTACGTTACCTGCGTGAACTCCGTTCTGCCCCACTCATGGCAGGGTGAGAACACAGTCGAACCCAGCCGCCACTTGCAGGATTGGGCCAACACGACGGCAACGCACATGACCAACTACGTGCGCAACTTCGGCGATCCCGTTGAGCGTATCGAGGCTGGCGCCCTGGTCGGGGACAATGACGGCGAGGGGATCATCAAGTTCATGATGAACCGTGCCGGTCGGATCCTCAAGTTCAAGTCCAATAAGCTGGATCGCTACACCCGGGACGAAGCGCCCCAAATGCCAATGGGGCCGATGAGCTTCTTCCAACTGATGTACGAGCATTCCCAGAACCAGACCGGCATGCAGGATATCGGGCTTGGGCAGAAAACACCCGGCGAGGAAACGGCAACGGCCGCGTCGAACCGGCTTCAGAACACACAGATGCGGGTGAACATGCAGATTCACCTGCTGGATATGGCAATCGTCGAGTTCTGGAAGCGTGTAGACGAAATCGTTGCGGACAACTACGAGCCTGGCCAAATCATACGGGTGGTCAACAAGAAACACGCCCCGACCGTGATGGCCTACACCCAGGAATTGGCGGACGCTGCCTACGATATCGACTTGGACGTCGGGCTTGCGACACCACACGACAGGGAGCGAGAGCAGGAAAAGTGGATGGGGTTGTTCGAGCTTCTCTCGGGCATTGGCGCCGGTGAGGCCGTGCTGCCAAATCTGCTTCGGTCGTTTGAGGTCGAAGACATCGAAGAGATTCTCCAGCGAGTGCCTGTATTCCAGGAAGCGAATCGAATGCTTATTGCCAGGCAAGAACAGCAACAGGAGACCGCGGTATGAGGCAGATCATCACCATCCACGTTGCGTTCCCGGGGTATACCAGTCGGCTCGGCAAAGGACAGCGAGCCATTCACCCGATCTCAGGCGAGGACATGATCGTTGAGAAGATCATGTACAATGTGGACGAGCAATCGGTATTTGTCGCATACCGCAATCATGGGCAACCCGCGGGAAGCCCAGACCACGAATTGATACTTCCCCTGTCAATGTGCGTCCTTGACGTGCGGAATGACGAGGGGCATGACGATGTTGAAAAGCCGACTGCGGATGTCGGCTGAGCATAGGTCGTTTCAGCGGCCAATGTGACCATGCAACCGCAAGTCACGCCCATGAGAACATGGGATCGCTTGCGTGTACCTTCTGAGCGGGACAGGTGCCCGCGGGAGACGACTGATGGCACAGCAGCAAGCAGCAGAGAGTGGCGGAGTTGATGACCAGCGCGTTGCTACCTCTGGCGAAGACCAGCAGCAAATGCTGGACGCTTTCGTCAGATCGGAGCTTGGCGAAGAAGAACGGGACATCGACCCGCTGGTGCAAGACGGCAATGAGCTGATTCCTCAGACGCCAGCCAAGTCTTCGGATTCCGACGATGACGACGAAACCGAAGACGCGGACACCGCGGACGAGGAAGACGCCGAAACCGGAGACCAAGAGGCTGAAGAAGAAACCGGAGATGACGAGCAAGAGGCCGAGTCTCAAGAGTCATCGAAGGACTGGGACAAGCAGAAGCAGCAAGCTGTCCAACTCGCACGCGAACAAGCCAAGCGCGAAGCACTGGAAGAGCGAGTCAGCGAACTCACTCAACAGATCGCCGAGGCGAACAAAAGCGACCAGGAGGATGAGGAAGATGACTTCCCCGACCTGGACGGCGAGTTTGCAGACGAGCGAACGGAAATCGAAGCGCTCAAGAAACTGCATGGCCGCAACAAGATGCTCCAAGAGACGATCAAGGAGCAGTCTCAGCAGCTTCAGCAGGTGCGCGAGCAACTCGAATCGTTTCAGTCCGAGATGGAAACCCAGACGCGGAATACGCAGTATTTGTCTGCTGTCCAAGCGATGCAGGACAAGTACGGTGAGAAGCATACGGAGTCGGCTATCGAACTCGCCAATCAAATGGCGATCGAAGACGGCTACACAGAAGAGGACAGACCCCCTCTGCCGATTCTCAAGCGTTACCTCGAACTGGCATTCTCCCAGAACGCCTCGAAGCCCGGCCCGAAAGCCAAGAGCACCCCGAGAAAGAAGAAGGGGCCGAGTACGCCCCTCGACCCCGGCACCGGCAGCAGCGTCCCGATGGGGACAATGCGAACGGACCTCACCAACGATGAGGCACTCGCTGCGCTGAAACGCGAAGGGCTCGTGTTGTAGTACCAACAAGCGTTCGAGGCGAAGCAACCAGCCCCCTTAAACCGGCCATGGATGGCCGAGACAAGGGGGTGTTTCATGCGCCACGGACAGAAAGGATGTTGACCGATGGCAACTGGCGATCTCAATGAAGTCACACGGAAAATGTGGCTGTCCACTGTGTTCAAGCAGGTCTACATGCGGTTCCCGCTGTGGAACAAGCTTGTGACCCGACGGCAGATGAAATTCCCTGGCGGAACGGCACTGAAGTTCACGATGGACACCGACGATATCGAAGACCTGGCCCAGGACTACTCACCCCATGAGGGTCTCAACGGCGGGTCCAAGAACTTCCTCAAGACCGCGTATTTCCCATGGGGGTATTCCAATATCCCGCTGGTCTACGGGGTCGAGGAAGAACTCCAAAGCGGCTCGGATACCGTGCTCAACCCCAACGGCGACGTGGTGAAGATGATGGTCGCCAAGGGACAAGAGGCGGTCCGCCGACGTGCGGCCAAGTGGGCGTATGGCCTGCCTCGCTACGACTCGTCTGGCGACTCGGCGGCGGGCGAAACGGGCGTGTTCCACAAAGGCTGCCTGTCGTTGGCCGACGCGCTGACCGAGGACATTCCCTACGGCCGCGATTCGGACGGGGCGCTTCTGACCCGAAGCAGCTCCACGAACACGTGGTATCAGCCTGCTGTTCCGTTCTCCGACCAGACGACCGCGAAAACGGCGTCGATCAAGAACTTCCGAACGGCACTGAACTCCATCATGAAGTACGCCAACGGCCCGATGGATTTGATGTGCATCACCAGCCCCGATAATTTCGATGCGCTTCGTGCGCAGATCGAGGCCAGGGGCTACATGCCAGAGATCGATGGCGATCTCGCGAAGTACGGCTTCGAGACGATCAAGATCGACAATGTGCCGATCGTGAAGGACCACTTCCTCGCCGAAGACCTCTGGGACGGCGGCACGAGCGGGACCTACACCAACCGCTTCATGTACATTCTCAATCTCGCCACCTGGCAGATTCGGATGCACCCGAAGCGCTCGTGGGAGCAGACGCCCTTCAAGTGGCAGGGTGACGTGGCTGGCGGTGCGGACGAATGGCTCGGGCGACTCCTGTTCGCTGGCCAGTGCGTCTGCACGAATCCCAACGCCAACTTCATGCACTACAACATCCAGCCGTAAGCTGGCTGACAACAACAATCCTCCAGAGAATAGAAATGGAGAATCATGATGGCTGACAAAACGATCGATGCCAAGTATCTCTACTTGATCGACAACTGGCCCGGGCAGGCGCAGACCAACCAGAACCTGCCGGAAACCCGCAACGGCTACACGCCGTTCACCGACCCGTCTCATCACGACGTGACCGAGGAAGCCTACCCCCTCGGTACGAAGGTACAGGTGTACTGCAACGGCGCCGACGGATCGAAGGGTTGGGCCACGTTCATCTACCTCAAGCTCAACCCCACCGGCGCAGCTCCCCCCACACCGGCAGCCCAGCAAGTTGTCACGGGGGTGGATGCCGACGAGATTTACGCCGTGACCAACGACAAGGACAACTGTCTCGGCATTGGCAAGGGTCCGATCGCCGTGATGCTCAGCGCCATGAGCGCAACAGCAGACGGCGATGCCTACTACGGCTGGTTCTGGTGTGGCGGCGTGTGCCCGGTGGACATCGTGCCCGATTTGGATGGCGACTTCGACACCGACTCGACCGTGGCCATCGGCCCGATTGTGGCTGCTGCTCTGACGGCAGACGCGATCGGGTTCGCGGCCCACAACGACGAAGGCAGTGGCGACGGCGACGTGACGCCTCCCAAGCTGGTGGCCGGGTATGCGACGGCCGCTGACGCCGCGTAACAGTCTGAGCCATAGGGGGCCGGGTGGGTATGTCCCGCCCGGCCCCCGTGGCGCAGCCACAACGAAAGGAAGTGAGCGATGGCTGCTGGCGATGTTGACAAACAGAATCATCTCTCTCTGGTCGGAATGGACGCGATGTGTGCTCGCGTTGAACTGGCCGGAACGGAAACAACCGCCGTGGAGTTCGACACTGGCTTCAGGGCGATCGAGAATGTTCAACTGACACTCGAAGCGGACGGGACACCGACCGAGGCAAGTTCGGTCTTCATCTCGTCGATCAGCGACGGTGTCATCACAATCGATTCGACTCATGCCTTGACCGGCACGAACTACGTCAATGTGCTCGTGCTGGGCTATCGAGGATAACATGAAGGCTCCCTTGCCCGGCTGCCACGGACGGCGCTGGGCGGGGGGTGCCTCTTGACAAGACAGGAGCGACCCGATGGCAGACCTGGGAATGACGGTTGACGAAATCACTGCCAGGCTTGCCGCGCAAGCCGGGTATAGCAGCCCGACAACGGACCAGGAAGT